ATGATCAATGGATCGAGAAGCCGGATATACGCTATAAAGTTTATTGGATTAAATCTAATAAACGAAGTTGTGAAACATTGTCTTTAGGTGAGATCCTCGATTCACCAGCTTTCAATAATACCAAGTATGGCCGGAGATGAAACAAATAGCGGATGGATCTCAATATATAGGAAAATTCGAGAGCACTGGCTATGGCAAGATCCAGTAAAATTCCAAAGATGGGTAGATTTACTGCTTGAGGTGAATCATACTGGAAGGAAGGTTAATCTAGGGTGTGCCATTATTGAGTGTGAAAGAGGTCAAACCATAAGAAGTTTAAGTAACTGGGCAAAACGATGGAAATGCTCTAAAAGTTCAGCAAGAAGATTTCTTGAACTGCTCGAAAAAGATCAAATGATTGTATCAGAAAGCGTATCAAAAACGACACGGATAACGGTCTGTAATTATGACGATTATCAAAAAACTCGAACCGATGATGAACCGATGATGAACCGATCGCGGAACGATGATGAACCGATCGCGGACCCAAACAATAATTATAATAATTCAAATAACAGAATAAGTAAAGACGCTAAATCAAAAATTGATGTATATCCTTTTGATGAATTCTGGAATGACTATGATAAAAAAAGAGGCAGTAAGGAAAAACTAATCAAGAAGTGGAATAAGATCTCAGACAGTGAAAAGCTAAAAATTAAAGAACATATTCCCATATACAAAAAATCGCAGCCGGATAAGGCGTTTCGTAAAGACCCGGAAACTTTTTTGAATAATAAATCTTGGAATGACGAAATTATTAAAAGCTCAAAGAATGGAAATGAACAGATCACCCCAACAAAAACATATGAAAACCTCTTCCAGTGAACTCATATTGCCCCATAATCCTGAAGCTGAGAAAGCGACCATCGGAGCGTTACTCATCGAGAAAACGGCCATCTATGAAGTGATTGACTTCCTAAAGCCAGGGATGTTCTATGATGAATATTTGAATGAAGTTTACAAAGCCATCTTGTCAGTAGAGGCTCATTCAGATGTTGATCTTATAACAGTCGTTGAGGAAATAAAGAGGCAATCCTGGAAGGTTGACATTATGCGATTGACAGAATTATCTGATATTGTCGGATCAGCTGCACACGTGAAGGTTCATGCAATGGTAGTGTTCCAGGACTATATGCGCAGGAAATTCATGCTGAATTGTGCAAAGTCTCTCACGGAATCCAACGATATGAGCGTGGATGTGGATGATCTGATCAATAACCATATTTTCGATATTGAGAACCTTTCTGATGTTTCTGATGTGAGTTTGACCACTTCCATCAATAAGATAGCTGCTGAAGCATACAAAGAGTATAAGATCCGGGAAGAAAAATGCAAGCAGGGTAATTCCGTAGGGATCCATACCGGCCTGAAGAAGCTTGATACTGTTTTACATGGATTCCAGAAGGGATCTGTTTACATTCTTGCAGCGAGGCCCGGGATGGGTAAAACGGCCTTCCTTTTGAATGCCGCCAGGCGAACAGCCGAAAATGGCAATAATGTGCTGATTTTTTCCCTTGAAATGACCAAACGATCACTGATTGATAGAATGGTTGTGGCTGAGAGTGGTATCAATTCAGAGGCTTACAAAGCAGGAAGATTGTCACCTGAAGAACATATCAGTATGGGGGAATCTTTGGAAAGATTGTCTCTTCTTCCCATCTCAGTGAATGATACGGCATCGATATCCCTTCAACAGATCAGAGCTCAGGCAAAAAAGATGAAGAGGCAGGGCAAATGTGATATCGTGATGATTGACTATCTGCAGCTGATCGATATGCAGTCGCTGAACGGAAAGAGTAAAAATGACGAGATGGAGGTCTGCACTCGCGCGATAAAAGTAATGGCCAAAGATCTGGATGTCCCTGTTGTGTTGCTCTCACAGTTAAACAGGGGGGTAGAAACAAGGCAGGATAAAGTACCGGTACTTGCAGATCTGAGAGGTAGCGGAGCCATTGAGCAGGATGCTGATGTCGTTTTATTCATTCACAGGGAATCTTATTACTCAGATGCTGCGAATAAGAACACTTGCAAGATCCGCATTGCAAAGAACAGGGAGGGCCGTACAGGGGAGTTTGATTTTTGGGTGGATGATTACATCACCAATTTTCTGGATGAGGATCCATCAACCATGAACATTCCACAGTACTATAATAATGAAAATACACCATTTTAAATAACATCTAAAATATTCATATATAAACAATTAATAATTTAAACATTATGGCAAGAATTATTCTCGTTCAAACTAAGATCACATTACAACAGTCACCCGATGCAGCAGGTAAACTTTACCCGGCTTGTATCTTTTCCAATGACACTTTTCTCTCAATGTTCGAGGCGGCATTGATTGTCTCCAAGGACCTGATAGACCCTGAAGCGATAGAGAGAGCCACAGTTGAAAGCCTATTAATAGGCTTATCCGAATATCGAGTCTGGAAAGCGAATAAGCCGAAAACAGAGCTTCCCACAGATATCACGGAACATTTTGCATTATTGCCAGAATCAGAATGCAATATCGAAATGCTGTTTCAGCCCTATAATAATGTTCCGACGGAGGCACTACTCTACTCTCACGGGGAAGTGCTTGACATTGTGGGTGCATTTAAGATGGCGCTCGAAAAAGCCGATGCCGGGCAAACGGAAGCTATACAACCATTATATGACAGCTTTAATTCCTTCCTCACCGACTGGGAGCTGAACCAGCAGGCAACGGGAAGTTATTTTGCAAACGAAAAAAATGTATAGTTATGGCGTGGGGAGCAGTTAAGATAGCCAGCATTCAATGGATATCCGCCGGTATATGCCGGATAGATTTTGAGAGACCGAGAGGGTTAATAAAGTCGGCAGATTACGACATTTTTTGCCAGCCCTTGAATAGCGGTCAGAGATGCGTTGTGACGGGGAGATATTCAACCTATTTCACCGTGGAAGTAAGGAACGGAAGCGGAGCCTTGCAAAACCTTGACTTTTCATTTCAGATGGTTGGGGATAACTATTGAGCTATGATAGAGAAATATACACAAGGATATTATATCCCGAATATCAGCAGGCTTGCCGAAGTGATATTAAAGGAGCTGGACGTACCTGCCGAGGTGGACATCCAGCCCCTTAAAATCAAAACTTCCAATGCTATTTCCTATGTCGAGGGGTATGCTAGCAAGTACACTCCGAGTGAAAAGGCTAAATACACTATTTTCATAGATACAGAGATTTTAAAAATGGACGAATTATCCGACCCGATGATAAACCTTCTGATCCATGAAATTTGGCATATCAGACAGATGGAATGCGGATGGCTGAGGGCAAACACGGAATACACTGTCGCAGTATGGAATGGGATTCACTTCCCGATGACGATACCACACGATAAAAGACCTTGGGAGATCGAGGCGAGAATGATGGAGGAAAAATATTTCAGCCATATAAAAGAACTAATATGAAGCAATGAGATAAAGCTTGGCGTTTTATCAATGGCCAAATATTGGGAGAAAATTAAAAGTATAAAACAAGCCATTTTGAGGCCGTTTAAGAGGTGATAATATTTTTACAGGCAAGGTACCGGGAAAGCAGTCAAACCTATCAAATTGACGAAGCAATGAAGCGAGGCGGGAGGATTCTGAAATTATAATATTCCCTTTGAAAAAACAAAGCAATGAAGATCCATCTAACTGGAATTTTCAGAAACTCTTGAAAAATTTACATTTTACTATACAGATAAACGATTTACAAATTACAAAAAAAAAATAATTATGTCGACAGAAGAATTAAAATCTGAATCCCTGAGAGTTAAGAATGCGATTGCTGAGTTTATTACAGCACAAGGAGCAACGAAACGCGTTATTGAAAAACTCAGAACGTACAAACAGGAAAATCCGAAACCCTCTCTTGTGTTCGAGGTAACAGATCTGAATGGCCCTGCCGGTCGTGCAAGAAATGAAGTCCTGGTTATGGCTGGCGGTAACTTCGTGGAAGAATATGAGGCAATGGTGCAACTGATGAATGAGTTCACTCAGTTATGCGATGAGATCAGTCTGATTCCGGTAGATATTGAACCGATTTCGTAAATTCAAATTATTATGACAGAAGAAGAGCTTGATAAACTCTCAGTCGAAGAGTGGGCCAAACTGATGGAACAAAATGAGAGAGTAAGTTGCGCGGTGAACATGGACCAGGATTTTGATGAGCAGGAAAGTGGCAATGAAGATTTTGGGACAATAGACTTGTTTAAAGATTAAAACATTAATAAATAGAATTTTATGGCAAATAAAACAATTAAACCTTTATTGGTTGATTTTGAAGAATATGAGTATCGAGGAGATCTCCATAAATTGGAAGAGCGGATCATCAAAGCACACGGGAAGAAAATTGAAAAAGCTTTTGAAGCTACCGGCCTGGGGAAACTCAACAATGATCATCTTCAGGGTATTTTGAAAGGAGATCTTACCGGTATCCGGAAAAAAATTACTAATATGATTTCCAAAGTTCTGGATCGGGAGTATTTGAGCCAAGAGATTGCAAACAATGTAAACGGCAAAATGGCAAGCCTGGAACATGAAACAAGGGGTCTTCTCTCAACCATTGATGTGGGTGGTGTTCGTGACCTGGTTTGCTACATTTCAGCAAGTGATACCGGTGAGATATATGTCTCAGATGAAGCGAAAGAAAGGATGAAGGATTCCCACAGTACGTTTGTTACCACTGCAGAGGGGATCAACCGTTATAATCTTCACAAGGCAGCAGCAGAGGCGATAAACACCTTCTGCAATGAAATGGGTGATCTTTTGGGTAACAGTCAACCACTTGAAGCATTTGGTTATGAAAACGGAAAAGTTGTCCCAAGATCCAATCGTTACGAATAGTACCAGAACCATCTTAGAACTCATAAAATTGCCAATCGATGAATTAACCGATGAAGAGATTGTAAGAGTTCTAAGAGACAAATTTCAATCCCGGTTTGCATTGATCGCGTATGAATCAGATAATGAGTATTTGTTTCTCTCAGCTTACAAGGGTAAAGGAAAGAGTATGATTAAAAATTTACAAATCGCTTGGGAAGAAAAATTCGGTCACATTGAAGTTTTATGAATATGACAAAGCTCACACCTAAACAAGAAAATTTCTGCAATTACTACCTTGAGACCGGTAACGCCTCAGAGGCTTACAGGCGGGCCTATTCGTGTGAAAACATGAAAGATGAAACAGTGAACGAGAGGTCATGTCGATTACTGAAAGAGTACAAGATTAGTACAAGGGTGAGGCAATTACAGGAAAAACTTCAGGAGAAATCAGACATCACAAAAATAGAAGCGGTCAAAGAGCTGACAAACATTGTCAGGGCCCGGGTAACGGATGTTCTTTTTGCGAGAGGCACCACAATCAAAATCAAAAATCTTGAAGAACTTCCCGATCACATTGTATCATGCATTTCTGTAATGAAAAAGGTCAAAGGCGGTATTGAAATCAAGCTTTATGATAAGATATCTGCCATCGACCGGCTAAGCAAGCTTCTGGGGTGGGATGAACCGTCAAAGATCGATATTCATGGATCAGTCAATACCAGTTTTCTGGAACAGATGAGCAATGAGGAGTTGGAAGAATTTATCAGAGGCGAAATTGATAGACAAGGTTTTAATGAAACACCTAAAGAATAAACCATTATGGACAATGAAGTAAGTAATGAATCTATCAGTGAGATAGAACGGTTTGAATCGATTGCAGAGGCCTATGAAGCCGGTAAACGTGCCGGAATGATAGAGGGGTACTTACGTGCCACAGAAAGCTTAAAAACGACTATTGATCGTCTTCAGGCAATGTTTGTAAAGAAGATTAGCGGAGCGAAAGAGCAGCCCGAAAACGAATAACTGGAATTCTTTTTTTACGCATTGTTTCCGGGGGAGGCGGAAGTGGATCTCCTTTTCTTGGGGTCCACTTTTTTATATTAGCAACATAAATCGGGTTTATATTAACTTAATTTCTCAGTTAAAAACATATAAAATCGGAGTTGTAAAAAACTGTTTTTTAATTGTCATTGAATCAGTGGAATAATTCCTAAAATATGTTTTCCAAAATCATATAATTATCATTATGTTTAAAGATGGTGTTTATCTGGCAAATTTTCTAAATAGCAACAATCCCCTAAAACAGTTCCCGGAGGCAATTCTAAGGTTATTCAAAGAAACAAAATAAAACATTTTACAATCCATCTAAATATTGAACTAAGTATGTCTGAAAGAATCAATAATTTCGATAAGCAACATATCAACCGGCTGCTATTGCAGGAACAGCAGATCAATGCACTGTTCAATCAGTTAATTCGGTTAGTGGCGCCTGAAATGCGTAAATGGCACGATGTAGGCAATAAAAACAGCGTGTGGATCCGTAACGCTGGAATAGAAAGTAAGATAAACAGAATCCTCAACGATTTCCGTATTGCACTTGAGAAGTTCATCAAAGAGAACCAGGAAAAGGCCTGGCTATCTTCAGTTGAAAAGAACGATCAGATCGTTGAACAATACATCAAAGGAATGTCATTGTCTTCTATTGCAAAAGAGGGTATGTTTTCCCGGAACTTGGAAGCATTGAAAGCATTACAGAATCGTATTGATGACGGATTGAATCTGTCACAGCGGGTATGGAAAATAACCGATCAGACCAAAGGCCATATTGAGCTATTCCTCGAAAGTGGAGTTGCAACCGGCAGAAGTGCTGAGGCAATTGGCCGTGATTTCCGACAGCTGCTCTATGATCCAAATAAGCGATTTAGAAGGATCAGAGATGAAGAAGGTAATCTGGTCCTTTCTCAGCCGATGAAGAATTATAACCCTGGCCGGGGAGTGTACAGATCCTCCCGGATGAATGCTCTACGCGTGGCAAGCACTGAAACGAATATGGGCTATCGGATGAGTGATTCAGAGCGATGGAAACAGCTTAATTTTGTTCAAGGGTACGAAGTAAAGCGGTCCGCGAATGCTCATCCCTGTGTGATCTGTGATTCCTTGAAAGGTAAGTATCCAAAGAATTTCATTTTCCCTGGTTGGCACCCGTTTTGCATTTGTTATGCAGTGCCCATCATAATGGAGCATGATGATTTTGCGGATTACTTGATAAGTGATTCAATCCCTAAAGATAAAATTGTAAATGATATTCAACCTAAAGCAAAGGGTTGGTTTACAGAGTTTTTATCTAAAAGCCCAAAAGCAAGTGATGCTTACTTTGTGAAATACAATAAATCATTTTTTAAAAGCATAAATGATAAAAAATTATGAAATCAGGATTTACGCCAATGTTCACACAAGGTGACATAAATAACTTTATTGATCAATTTGTAGACAGAACTGAAGAAAAAATATTAGAGATGCTGAAAGCAGCTGGGGAAGAGTTTGTAAAGTATGCTCGCGAAAGTGGGAGATACATTGACCATACCGGTAACCTTCGTTCATCAATCGGTTATGTGATTGTCAGGAATGGCAGTGTTGCATACAGTGATTTTCGAAAGCAGAATGTCGGCACCGAAGGGAATGAAGGTGTTGAAAAGGCAAAAAGACTGGCTCGTGAGCTGGCCGCAACGCATAGTGATGGTCTCGTTCTTATCGGTTTGGCCGGGATGGAGTACGCAGTATATGTTGAAGCGATAGAAAGCAAAGATGTTATCACGGCTGCCAACATCAAGACAGAGGACTGGATGAGAACGGCAATTAAAACAGTTACAAATAGGATGTAATTATGAAGATATCTTATTACATGATAAGAAACTGACTAATTCTATTGGAACCATCCATAGGAATGCAGCAAATTTCTTTAAAAGCAACGCTAAGCAACTGGAAAACTCATACATCGCTAAATACAATAAAGCGTTACTGAAGGATTTTTTGTAGATTCAGGTTTTAATAGATATCAATGGTTAAGATCCTATTGATCTCAAAAGCTGGTGCTTTCTTAATTCAATTTCTAACTTTTTTTACGCACTGAAGAGCTCACACAATGAGCCTTTTTCGTGCGTTTTTTATGATGTCTATATTAATAAAAAGAACGATATTATCCGGGGATCCGATTACGACCGCTTCATGAAATCACTGACAGGATATAAAAAAAGGGCGGAAATAAACATGATGATGCTCCCGACTCATTGACCATCCTCGCCGAATATATTGAGGATATCGGCTTGCGTAAGACGATGAATAAAAAGATGGTCAATAAGAGGGTTGTAGTGTGAATTTATGACTAAAATATTTTATTTAAAAGGCATATTAAAAACTCTTTGTATAATCCCAAAAGTCCGATTAAAAATGACACAATAATAGCAACGATTGAAATGTTTCTTGTGACTTTATATCGCTTTAGCTCCTTTGAAATAAAATTATGGTTAACCAATTCCTTTAATTCACTGCTGATGTAGAACCATGAGTTTGCATATCTATATACTTTTTGTGCAATATCAGCATTGACCACAAAATTACTTTTTTTAAAAGTATAACCTTGAGCGGTATAAGCTTTCCCATCTATTTCGACTTGGCCCATTTTTTGAAAATATGTTGGACCTTCTTTCCTATTATACTTTCGCGTATCGTAAATGATTTTCGAATAATGCTCTTCACTAGAATAATTTACAAATCCGATAAGGCTTTGAGATTCTAATTTATTAAATAGGAATGTACGTTCGCAGATACTATCAAAACACGACATTTGGAAGTCAATGGTTGGTTCATTGTTAAATATTACCTTTAACTCTAAAAAGTCATCACTTATTTCAATAGCAATATAATCATCGGAAATAAAATAATTAGAGGTGAGCCTCTCATCTAGTTTTTTAGCGCTCATCATCTTCTTAATAATGCATTTTTCAAAATTGGTGAAAGTTAGATCCATTTGTGTTTTAATTGATAATTATTGTAATTGCAAAGATAGCTAAAAACCTAATTCCCTTTATGTTTAAGTGAAAAGTATATGAAAGTTATCAATAGGGATGGTGCTTTACTTTGCTTCCGGCATTGATAATACTGGGATGTATAGTGATGCTGATTAGAGAAATCTCATTTTTTGATCTATAAAATAAGTATTTTCCAATCACCTTGGTTTAGTGGTTTGCCCCTCGTACGTGTTGCGAGGGGTTTTTAATATGCAATCGCATTTGATTAATTAAATTGGGTTATGTAATTATTTTGTGGTTATTGGAGACAAATAATCTATTTGTTGAAAAGTGTCAATTGGCAAATCCTTCGTTAATAAAACTGGTAGATTAACTTGTTTAGCAATATGCATAAAGGAATTTTCATCAGATGTTAATACTACATCGCACCTTTTAGTTTTAGCACATGCAATAATTAATGCATCATTTGAAATATAATTCTTTGGATTGAATATATTCATTTCAGCCAAATCTTTTCGCAATTGATTGATATATTGAGATATATGTTTCTGTTCAACATAATTCACCATATCGTTAACAATAAATGAGGCTTCTTTTTTTGTGAAGTTAATTATCTCAATATTAGGAGTATTGAAAATAGTTTGCAATTCAGATACGGCATCCGAGTTTTCAAATTTTGAAAGTTCAGAAAGCACAATACTTGAGGTAATCCAAATTGGGGATGAGTCTGATTGACTGGGTAGATTAAAATAATCAATTAAAGCATGTGTCCTTTTAACGTACTCATACTTACTATCAGTTTCTATAATATTATCTAGATTTCTAACGCTGTCAATGATGAAAGATGTATCAATAAAAATTCTTTTCCATTCTGAAACTGCTGGTATTGTACTCATAATCTAAAGGTCTAAATCTATTTGAGAGAAATATGCTCCATGATTATTCCTGATTTTCTCTAAAGTTTTTGTAAATGAAATATTTTCAGGTTCTAATATCATAAAATCATCAAGAACGGTACTTTCGACTTTTAAGGTATCCTTATTAATTTTCTTTGTAATATAAAAATCAATTAACCCATTTTTATAATAGTTTTTTAGTCGATTATCCTGTTGTTCATTTATCTCAATTTCTCCAGAATATGTTGAAATCAGAATTGAATTTTTTGTATTTATATTCCTACCACCTATCCGCGTTAAAACACCTTTTACTAAATCAGTTTCAAAATAATAAGGAAATGATGTATATTTCTTCTTAGTTGGCTGAATCGTTTTATAAAATGTTTTATCTTTATTATAAACATTTAAAACTAGATTATCGGAAAGAATATCCATAATCTTTTTTGAATATTCACGCTCTTTAAATTTGAGAGAAGAAAAATTTTCAGAAGAGATGTGAGAGTGTAAAGTCTGTATGTACTCAATTGTTGTAATGTTGGGGCTTGAACAAACGGCGGCATAGCAATTTCCTTTTATCTCACTTAAAACTAGTTCACCATCTGCAACCCCTTTGGAAACATCATAAAGTGATTTTAGAAAATCAGCCAAGATGTTAATAGACAATCCATCAAATCTAGTTAATGATTTGTTTTCATTATTAAATCTGAATGTGATTTCAAAATACTCCATACGATATTTATTCCTTTTGCAAATAAACAATTAATAAATCAAATGCGCAAAAAAACTTTATCAATTATGTAAATAAATCTTCATTTCCTGGATCGCTTCCTTCACGCTCCGAACAACCACATACTTACTTCCGCAATTCTCAGCTTGTTTCTGGAACTCTTTCTGTTCCGGAGATTGTTCCCCTGTCTTCGTCTTAAACTCGAGGCAGAGCAGCTCAAATCATTTCAATTCTCCGAAAATCTTGTTTACCGGTATTACGTTCTGAATGTCAAGCATCCGGCTGGCTGTCTCGAGTTCTGTTCGCTTGAAATACACTCTTGCACGGTTGCTGTTTCCTGTCGGATATCCGACGATCCACCTTTTATGGCGCCATTCCTCTATTAATCTCCTGCCATACTGTTTACGGGCCTGAGATTCTGTTACTACCTCAGAAGTAAGTCCAAGCCGGTTGAGAGTATTATATACTCCAATTTCAACGGCTTTAATAATGATCTGTTCGATTGTTTTGTCATCCATAACTGTTAATTTGATTAGTTACTAAGTGAGTTGGGTTTTAAATTATCTAACTCCTTCCAACGCTTTGGAAGGTTGTCATGTCAATATCTCAATCGAGCAGATCATATTTGTTTCATGCGTTCAATTGAGGCCTGAGGTCATCACAGAGGCGCGCCAGCTGATCGAATGATTCAATCCGATGTGTCACCCCATTGATAATAATGATGCCTGAAATCGGTTCTTTTGAGGCAAACAAATCAGTTATAGGGACCCCAAGGGCATTTGCAATCTTTTTCAAGGTCTCTAGGGTAGGGTTGCCATTAATGGCCTTTGAAAGACCCACTTCTGACATCTTTGTCCTTTCTGCCAATTGTTTTTGAGTGATACCGATTTCCTTGCAAATTTCTAATACTCTAAGTTTCATAAGCAGTATTTCTAGTTTTACAGCAAATATAGTATTTTCCTATCACTCTATATAACTATAAAGCAAATATATTTTATAAAACATAACCGTATGTTTAATGATTTGTGATTTTTTAACTTGTTTCTTATCTTTTGCGTTATATTTATAGTTATGTTTGCAGCGCGTATATTACCCTATAGGTTTAATTTGCTATTGCGTTTTAAGTTGAAAAAATTAGAGAATAAAGATAGATCGATTAACAAACAAAATTTATTGATATGGAAAAAACATTAAGCGATTTTAAAAACGTGAACCTTTCTGAAGGAACAAAACAGTACATAGCCGCATATAGAGTTGCAAATGAGGCTGCGAACATTACCTGCAAGGAATTGGAACGCATCTGGGGATTAGATCGGAAAGAAATGATGACAGATAAGTTATTTCGCACACTCGGAGAGTTCCAAGCCGAGATATTGA